CAACGCGTACCGCACGGTGTCAGTCAGGCCCGTGATCGTCGCCATCGTCCCCGCGAAGACGATGCGGTTCGACACGATCGTGATGGTCTTGCTGCCGAGCGCCACGCCACCCGCCGAGTAGGACCCACCCGCGAGTTCGCCTGCGTTCCAGGGTGCAACCCCGTACGCGGTGTCGGTGCTCTTGTTCGGTGTGACCGTGTCGTCGAACCACGCGACCTTCATCGTGTCAGCCAGCGGCGCGATCGCGAGTTGAGTCGCGTCGAGGATGTCCGCCCAGGTGGTGAGCGCCGGGTTGCTGCTCACGACGGCGAGTTCAGGTCGACGGGCGGAAGGGTCACGTGCACCTCGCTCTTGCCGGTCTCGACGTTCACACGCCGCTCGGCCACGTCGGTCAGCTTCGTCACACGCACCTTGCCGGACACGCACGTGCCGACCGATAACAGGTCGGCGCGGTTCTTCACCTTGCCGTCCTCACCGAACAGGGGCTCACGCACGACGGCAGGCTAGTAGCGGGTCGGGTCGAGGCAGCGGAACGACGCCTGGATGCGAAGCAACGCGTCCCCCACCGCCGTGCGAGTGTCGTCGACGATCGCCCCTCGAGGGCGACCGAGGAAGGTCCACACCCGGCCGGGCAGGGTGACGACCAGCGGCAGGTCGACGTTCGACTTCGTCCACGCGACCTCGAACACGTCCCACCGATCCCACGCCTCGTCGATCGTTGTGGTCTCAGGCGGGCCGATCGTGATGGGCACGAGCAGCGGGCGCGGCTGGTAGTAGTCGTTCTGCCCCACGTCACCGTCAGCGTGACCACGCGTGACGTCGTAGGACTTCGCGTCGGGGATGCCCAGCCCGCTGACTGGCCCGAGGTGATACGGCGTGTCGTCACCGAGGAGGAGACCGCGGATCAGGATGGTTCGGCACTGCGTCACGCTGCCTCCATCCCGAACCGCCAGGCCAGGTGCTCGCTCAACGTCGACACCATTTCAAGCGGCGACGCGTCCGCCGCGACGGGGAGCACAAGTTGTTCCACGTGGAACGTTGACCCTGTTCGGAACGTCTGCTGAGTGGAAGACCTGATCTGCTCGTTCGGGATGACCTGCGACCCGACCGGCAGGCGCACGATCTCAGGACCACGCTCACCGACGACGGTCAATCCCGAGGCGACACCGCCCATCTCGCGCCCCGTCACGAAGTTGAACGCCGACTTCGCGCCCGAGACGATGAGGCCAGGCAGGTCCTGCGGCTTCGGGATGAACGACAGGATGGCCTTCGCGATCGCGCCGCCAGCCGAGACGATGCCGTCGACGATGTGGTCGACGATCGTCACGCCGACGTTCACGAGGTCCTTGCCCGCGTTGAACGCGCCCGCCGCGAGCGCGCTGACGAAGTTCGACACGACCCTCGCTCCGAGCCCGAGCAGCTGCCCCGGCGCGGCGAGTGCCGCGTCGACACCAGCACCGATCGCGTTGACCGTGCCGAGGATGATGTTCACGCCCGTCGTGACGACCCCGCCGAACGCGTCCTGCAACGACGAGACCACGAAGTCAGCGACGTTCAACGCGAGGTTCCCGAACGCCGCGGGAATCTTCGCCGGGTCAGAGACCAGATCACCGAGCCCCTTCAACGCGCCACCGAGGATCGGGCCCACGACCGACAGCGCGTCAGCCGTCGCGTTGCCAACGTCGAGCACGAAGTTGCCGAGCGCTTCGCCGCCGTGCGTGCGCAGGAACTCGCGGGTCTCGACCGCGCCGACGAGGAAGTCGTTCTTGATGATGGCGAAGCCAGCGTCGAAGTCGCGCCCGATCTGCGACGCGTGCAGGTCCAACTTCAAGCCGAACGCGTCGCTGATGATCTGCCCCGTCTTCGCCACCAGTTTCGACGCGTTCGACGCATTGTCGTCAGCGATCGCGAGGATCGTCTTATCGTGCTGCACGTCCTGCAACGTCACGCCGAGCAGACCACCCTGCGCCGGTGCTGCGGGCCCGGCGATCGGCAACTCGGGGATACCGAAGTCCTTCGCGACCTGCGCGGCGGTCGCCTGGTTGTTCGTGTCCTTGCCCTCGAGGAAGTCGTCGATCGCGTTGCTGACGACTTCCAGCCCGCGCTCCCAGTTGCTCTTGCCCAGCGCCCCCTTCGCGGGATCGAAGAAGAAGTCGAAGACGTTCTCGCCCGCGTCGATCAGCGGTTGGAAGATGTCAGCGGCACCGGCGAACACATCGGTCGCGATGTCGAGTGCCTTCGGCAGGACGACGCTCAGTCCTTGCGCGACCTCGTCGACGATCGGCAGGAGTTTCGTGCCGATGTCTTCCTTCAGGTTGCCGATCACCACGCCCAACTTGTCGGACGCAGTCGCTTGCGCGGCGGCGCTCCCACCGAACTCGGTGGCGAGTTCCGCGAGGATGATCTTCTGCGCGCCGAGGATGTCGCCGCTGGCTTGCAGTGTCTTGATCTGTTGCTTCTGCTGGGCGGTGAACGTGACACCGACACGCGTCAGCGCGGTGATCCCCTTCGTCGGGTCGTTCAGTGCCTTGCCGAGTTGCACGATCGACGACGTCGCGTCCTTGCCGAACGCCGCACCCATGTCGACCGCGATCTGTGTCGCCTGGTCGAAGATGTCGTTCGTCGCACCGACCTCGTTGCGGACCTTCGTGAACGTGAGGAGCAGGTTCTCGGCTGATGCGATCTGCTCGTCGTCGATGCCGGTCTTGTTGGAGATCGCGGTGGCGAGGTCGTCGACGTTCTTCGCTGTGACCTTTGCCTGCCCGCCCGTCGACTTGATGACGGCAGCGGTCTGCGCCGCGACCTTGCGTGCCTCCTCGGCCTCGCGCAGCGCGTCCTTCCCGAACGAGAACAGCTTCGCCGCGGCGAACGTCACGGCGAACGCGGTAGCGGCCGTCTTGGCGAGGCTCGTCGACTGAGTCTTGACGTCGCTCTCGGCCTTCTGCGCGAAGTTCTTCGCGTCAGGCTTGATCTCGACGAAGGCCTCACCGATGATCTGTGGCGCCATCAGGTCTGCTCTCTACGTGCGGGTCGCTGTGCGTTCGGGTCACGAGGTGGTGCGGGTGGGAGCGTGGCCATTCTGGCATCCCACTCCTCCTCGGTGATGCCCCACCGCTCACGGCTCGCGAACAGGGGCGTGGCGAGGAAGTCCGCGTACCCCTTGAGCGCGTCGTCGAGCGAGGCGAGCGGGTGCCCCTCGACGCGGATGGCGAGCACCACGTTGAGGAGTTCGCGCAACGTCAGGTCATTGATGCGGTACCCCGCGAGGAGCAGCCGCCCTTCCACGTAGTGCGTGTGGGCCAGAGCCCACATCGCTAGGTGGAGAGCGGCGTCGAAGGGTGGCCGGACTGCAACGGCGCCAGCCATTGCACGACCTCACCGAGGAGGCGGGCGCTCACACTCTTGGTCTCGTCACGTGCGAACGCAGCGAAGCGGGCTTTGTCCTCGGGGATCACGACCGCTTCTAGATACGCGAGGAGCGCGTCCGCTGGCCACACCTGGTTGCCGAGGGTGTCCGTGTAGAACGACGCGACGAAGTCAGCGGCGATGCCCGCAGGCACCGACGGGATGGCAGTGAACTCCTCGGTCCAGTCGAGCACCTTCTCCTCGCCGTCCTCGACGACGCGTTGCTGGCCCTCGAGTGCGAACACGAGTGGGTCGTCGTTCGGGACCAGCGGTTGCGAGAACACCTTGCGCGGCATCAGTACCGTCCCTTCAGGACTGCGAGTGCTCGGATCAGGAAGCGGTTGGGCTGCGTGCCGGGGTGCTGCACCGACTTGACGCGAACGATTCGTTGCTGGCGACGCGAGTAGAAGACGAGCAGCGGCTTGAGCCGCGCGGTGATCGTGTGGGGGACGGTGCCCTCGTGGACCCACAGCGACACGGGGTCATCGCTCCCGACCAGCACGCTCACACCGCTCGACGAGTTCTGCACCACACGCTTGACGATCGAGTCGCGCAGGGTGCCCGACCGTCGCTCACGCGTGTTGAACGTCAGCACGGCAGGCGGCACGTACACCGGGCACTCCCGTTTCGCCGCGACCTTCACGAGCTCTCCGTCTTCGATCAGTCGACGCGTGACGGGACCGTTCGAACCGCGCAGGAGTTCCGCGATCTTCCGTGAGTCCATGACGACGCGCACACCGAACGTGCCCGCGCTTGACGTGCTAGCCACTCGTCAGGCCGACCTTGACGGTGGTGTCGGACCCGACATGCCCGCCGCTCGGGCCGACGACGACCGCGTTGATGAACACGAACGAGTTGCAGGCGACGATCGCGGGCGACCCCTTGACCGCGTCGACGAGCGCGTTGTGCACGCGGATCATGTCGGCCATCACCACCTCGGCGTCGCCCTGCTCTGCCGTCACGGACGGGATCACGATGCGCCGCGACTTCACCCGTGGCACCGCGCCCTGGCATCGCATCAGCCGGATGACGTACGTACCCGACTGCGAGGCGAACGCACCGGACGGGCTGATCGAATCGAGGACGTCGAGGGCCGGGTCGAGGAGCGACGGTGTGTTCTGCGTCAGCCAGACCGCGAGCATCGGGCAGTCGTCGACGGCTGGTCCTGCCGACACGTACTGCCGGTCGGGCAGATCGACGCCCGCCGTGTCGTACGCGGCGACGATCGCGTCGAGCATGTCCTCGGCCAGTTCGAACGGTCGTTCAGGCGGGAGCGCCATCGGTCCCCTTCAGCAGTTGCGCGCGCGGCTTCGGTCGTTGCGCCTCGATCGCCGCGACGCGCGCGGCGCGCTTGGGCCACGGGCCGATCCACGCGCCGATCGTCTCGACGGTGTTCGTCATCACGAACGAGGTCAGCCAGTCGTCGCTCGTCTCTGACGCGATGCGTGCTGGGGCCGAGGTCGAGCGGAACGGATCAGGCATCGTCGAGCCAGTCGAGGATCTGTCGGACGGCACGCCCCGAGGCGTGGTCGTCGTGGTACTCGTAGGCGCGCAGCACAGCAGCCGAGCGTAGTGCTGAGTGCGCGTCGGGGTCCTCGACCGCTTCGAGCACCGCGTCGAGGAGGTCGTCGGGCTCGTCGACCTGACGGCCTGGCACGTGCGACCAGAACCGCAGGCCGTGCTCCACCTCGCGGCGGTACCACGGCGCGTTGAGCGCGACGACGGGGATGCCGAGCGCGGCGGCTTCGTACATCAGCGAGGTGTTGTCCGCGACCAGCACCGAGGCCCGCCGTAGGACGTCGGCCCCGCTCGTCCAATACGGGGCGCCCACAGCGGCCCAGGTGCCCGCCAGTCGTCGAGCACTACGGGGATGGGCATGCCCAACCATCAGCCCCCCAGCGGCGCCCAGGGCCTGCCCTAGCGGACGCAGAGCCCGCAGGTGGTGGGGTGTCGCGGACATCGTCTCGGGGATGGTGGGGCAATCCCAGTGGAACGTCACTGCGACGAGCCCACGCACCGGCTCCCGTGCGTCACGCAGGCCGTCCAACTTCGGGCACCCGACCACCGCGACACGCGCCCTCGGGTAGCGAGCGACCCAGTTCTCCCCGACCACGCGGTTCGGGCACAAGAACAGGCCGACGTGGTCGAGGTCGTCACCGCCCGAGTACGACGGTGACGACGCCAACCGCGCGTCGCCCCGGTACGTCTGGCCCGCACCGTGCTCGATCATCACGAGCGGCAGCTTCGGCCAGCGGTACGCGTCGACAGCGCCAGCGATGATGACGGCCTGCGGCTTCGCGTTCGCGACGCGCTCACCCCACGGCACACCACGCGGCGCGTAGAACGTGCCTCGCCGCTCGGCGGGCAGCGCGTTCCACACGGGCAGGATGTGCTCGGCGTAGTGCGCGTGCGAGGCGTACGCGTCGATCCGTTCGATCACGCCGTCTCCTCGAGTGCGCGCCGCCAGTACGGCAGCAGCGCATCCCACGAATGCTCGTCGGCCCACCCCGCTGTCCGTCGACGCTGCGCGGCGAGGGCTCCTCGATCACGTGCGAGGAGGTCGATCGCTGATGCGATGCTCGACGGCAGTGGTGTGCCAATGCGGATCGGCCCGGCCTGCGTGAACAGTCGCCCGTTGAGCGACGTCTTCGTGAGCACCGCGGGATACCACTCGTTCGGTGAGATCGCGGGCAGGAGGGGGACGAGGCCCGCGCCGATCGCCTCTTGCACGGGCAGACACAACCCGCCGTAGCGGCGCGGCATGACGAGCACGTCGTGGCCTTCGTACATCGTCCAGTAGTCAGCGTGCGGACCCTCGATCTTCAACGTCGAGTACGGGCCGACCTTCGCGTTCGACCACGACCTCGCGTCCTGGTCGACCACCGTCACGTCGACGGCCTCGTGGAGGATTGAACAGGCACGCAGGAAGGGAACAGTCCCGTTGCGGTCCGCTGCCGCCTGATGCCCAGCCACGTGCAGCACGCGCAGCGGACCGTCCACGTTGACG